TCAAATGGGTTAATCCCATCATGAAAACTAACACACACTTTATGATTCCAAGCAGACTTTTTCTTAGCGTGGAATTTGTCGTATATATCTAACGTTTTCATTTATTCACCTTCCTTTTGCTTTCCATATTCATTAGACTACGCACCTTGTTAAAAGGTTACATAGTTTATGAAATTTTATTCTCTTATATCCTTGGACTATTTTTGTATCTATGGATTCCTGGGTCTTTAAATATTCAATAGTTGCGTGGGTCCCTTTATAGGCTCGTATTACTTCCATTATCTTCATACTTCTTTTGCTTTTACGATTCCTAATTGCAACATTCAAAACGCAATTAACTATGTCATTTTCTACAATTATAAACTGCACCTTGAGTCCAGCCTGTATAGCGTTAATGATACGCCCCTGGACCTTCTTCAAATCTTTACCACGATTATCTAATATGACCGAATCGCAGTTATATCTGTCCTTAAATCCTTCCGCATCATTGAAATAAGATTCCAATAACTGGGCTGCAAATTGTGATGCCGCTGGATGAAGATTTTCATTAGTCTCTTTATCTAATGGCATCTGCTTATTCAGTTGTAACTTAATTGCATCTGGGTCAATAATAAAAGCATTCATCTCTTTGGCTGCTTTATTACAGTGCCTAGATTTACCAGAGCCACTGGCTCCAATCATCATTGTTATAGTGTTTGTGTTTTCCATGTAGATTAGACAGATACTATGAAAAAAGGTTACAGGGTTTTTATATTTTTTTTATTAGGTTGAAACTATCAATCCTTTGCATTTGAAACCATGCCACCTACATTTGAAAACAAACCAGGGTCATTTTTAGTAGGTATATTTTAAAGTAGTGAAACAAGGCTTTTAATCAATAAAGCCAGTAATTAAAGGGTCCCCAACGCAACATAATATAGATTATAGGACAAACATTGGAAATGCTAATTTGGGTGGGGGGTATTCGTATTCGTAACCCTAGAGTTATTTAATGCCAATTTAATACTATATATAGTGGTACTACATATTGGGGTACTATATCTAGTGTATTGTTATAGTCTTTGTAGATAAAGTACACAAATTAGGACTACTATCACAGTAGTAATTGCTAGTATTGTTTACCTGTTTTAAAGTGTTCTTACACTCTTTACATTTCTTCAATAAGATAATTCTAATAGAAAAGAAAATACAGATGAATACTTCTTACCCTGTGTCATCCCTCCCAACCGATAACAAATCTGTTTATGACTTATTTTATATTATGAAGTAATAGGCTTTAACCCTAGTTATCATGGTCCAGCTAATCCACTTCCTCTTACTGTTTAATCAGATACCCTCTTCTTAAAGCTGGAAAGATATCTTAATTGTGTGTGATAACTTTATCATAGGGGAAAGACAAAAACAAGTTTATGACTTTACAGAAAAAAAATTTTTTTTACTCCAGGGGGGATTGCTTCGTAGAGTCAGGGTGCCTTCCTTTGATTCTAGGAAAGGTCTTTGGCTTATGATTATTACAATATTTATATTTGTTATATTGGGATAGAATAGTAGTACAAGCAGAATTGATACAGGTTCTATCTTTTTGAAACTGTCTATTCTTTTTTGAATTGGGGTATTTGGAACCCTGTATATATTCTGCCATACTTAAATATTATAAAGGAGAAATAGATGCCTGGACCAAAGTACAAAAAGAAGTACAAAAAAATGGGTGGTAAAAAAAGAAGGAGATAATGCCTTTTAAAAAAATAGGACCTAATAAGTACAGGTCCCCTAGTGGTAGGATTATGACAAAAGAACAGGTAGCTGCGTATTATGCAAAGAATAAAAAAACGTAATGGCAAACCTTAAAAACTTAACCTGTCCGCACTGCGGAGATAAATTTAAACAAGCTCATGGTAGGCAGAAGTATTGTAATTTAAAATGTACTAAAGCTGCCAATGTTCGTTCCAGGAATAAAGCAATCCAGGAGGAAAAGAAACTAGCTACCACTTCAAACAGTAGAGCTAATCGTGGAGAATACTTTGATACTTTTGTAGAAGAGTATGCTGAAGAAATATTAGATGGAATCATAACACAGAAGTTTGTAGCTGAAGATATGGGTATAGATGCCAGTGTTGTTGCCAGGATGTTATTGGCATACAAAGAAGATAAAGCTATGGGTAAAGCTAGAGAAGATTGGAGTGTTCCAGAAGAAGCTCAAGAATCTTTAAAATCATTTGAAAGTTTTAGAAATAGATACTTCTTAACAGAGACAGGAAAGCCTTACGAAACAGCTAAGTTTCACAAGAACTGGATTAAAAATATTTTGAAAGCTATTGATAAAGGAGAACAGCTTATGATTCTCTCTCCACCACGACATGGCAAAACAGACTTACTGACACACTTTGCTGTATGGCAGATATGTAAGAATCCAAACATAAGGGTTATGTGGGTAGGTGGTAATGAAGATATATCTAAGAATGCTGTAGGTGCGGTTCTTGACCATCTTGAAAATAATGAACAACTAATAGAAGATTTTTGTGGACCAGGGGAAACTTTTAAACCAAAGAGTAGAACTGGTAAGACCTGGAGTTCAGGACAGTTTACAGTTAAGACCAGGACAGTTACTGGTATTAAATCTCCAACAATGGTAGCTGTAGGTAAAGGTGGAAAGATTCTTTCAAGAGACTGTGATTTGATTATTGCAGATGACATTGAGGACCACTCAACTACAATTCAACCAAGTTCCAGGGAGCAGACAAAGAGATGGTGGACAACAACTCTATCTTCCAGGAAAGAGGAACATACAGCTATTGTTGTTATTGGTTCCAGGCAACATCCTGATGATTTATATAATTCATTAATTGATAACCCAGAGTGGAAGAAGATAATTAATTCAGCTCATAGTTTAGATATACCTATTGACTCTGGTAAACCTAAAGACCACAAGAAACACATGCTATGGGCAAGTAAGAGAAGTTATAACTGGTTAATGGCACAGAGAAGAAATGCAGAAACAACTGGTGGTCTAGCTATTTTTGAAATGGTGTATTTAAACCGACCATTCTCTGAAGGCTTACAAATGTTTAAAGGAGAAGCATTAGATAATGCCAGGGATTATGAAAGGTCTATTGGACATATACCAGCTGGTACAAGATTAATTGCTGGACTTGACCCAGCTTCAACTGGTTACCAGGCTGCCTTTTTATGGGCATATCATGTAGAACAAGGTAAGTTGTACATGGTAGATATTGAAAACTCTAAAGGTGGTGGAATACCACAAGCATTTAAAACAATTAAAGAATGGTATGCAAAGTATGGATTATCTCATTGGATTATTGAAGAAAATGGATTTCAACGTGCTATTAGACAAGATAGAGAATTAAAAGAATGGACAGCTGCTAGAGGAATACATTTAGAAGGTCATCAGACTCAAACAAACAAATTTGACCCATACTTCGGTGTTGGTGCAATGAGTGAGTTGTTTGAGAAGGGATTGGTAAATTTGCCTTATGGTAGTGCAGATTCACAAAACAAGAGTAATATATATCGTAGGCAGCTTTTGTATTTTTCAAATGCTGCTAACAAAGTAAGTAGCAGAGGATATAAATCGGATATAGTTATGGCAAGTTGGTTTCCAATAAAGATTGTAAGAAGATTACAAAAAGAGTTTATTGCTGAAATGGGTTATGAATATACTCCTGCTTTTAAAGGTTTTGATGTCTCTGATATGAATAAGGCACCATGGTAATAAGATGAACGCAAGTGAACTACAAGATAAGATAACGCAGTTACATTACGATAACCAGGATGCTTATGCAACAAGAGGTCGTATTCGTTCAATAATGAATGGTGGACCAAATGGAATACTTGCTTTATTAGGAGACCAGATAAAAGGATTTCAGGATTGGCAAATACCAATGCCTAATCTTATGTCATCAGGATTAGAACACCTGGCACAGAAAATAGGTCGTATTCCTAACCTCAAGATAGATGTTCCTAATGATAAAGATTCTGAAAGAGCTGCTTTATCATT